TAGCCGAACTGCTGGCCGGCAAAATTGCCGGCGTTGGTGAAATCCGGCGGCGCCCGGTAGACGTAGTACTGGATCGCGCCCGACACCGCGGCCCAGGTCACCGTGTTGGTGCCGAAGGTTGTGGCGATGTCGACCGCGGATTTCACCACGCCGATCGGGGAGGCGATCGACTCCTCCCCGTCGGCAGACACGGCCGTCACCACGTAACCGTAGGCAGTCGAGCCGGCGACGGAAGCAGTCACGCTGCAGGTGCCTGGCGCCGCAATGTCGGCCGTGAAGCTCGGCGGCGACAGCGTCCAGCTGCTATCAGAAAGCCGCGCCAGATCGTAGGTCTGATATTCGGTCGCGGTCACCTGATTCACCAGGCAGAGCGACATCACATCCGCCGACTGGGTGAATTTTAGGTACCTTAGATCCACCTCCGCATAGGGCGTCGCCAGCGTATAGATGCGCATCAGCGCGCCGCCGCCCGTATAGGCCGAGAAGCCGGTCGTGTTGACCGCATTGCCGAATACGTCGTTGAGCGTCACCGAGCCGCCGGTCGCGGTAGCCACCACATAGGTCTGCCCGTTGACGTGCGTCATGCCCCCGACCGCGGTCGGGATCACCCAGTCGCCGACATTGAGAGTGCCGGCGGAGAAAGCGAACACGCCGGGATTGGCCTGGGAAATTCCCTTGAGCGGCACGGTCTGATCGACCACAAACGCGCCGTTCTTCACGACGCGCATGTAGAGGTTGCCGAACTCGAGCGTGAGGCCCTGGCTGATCGAGAACTGGAACGTCACCAGCCGCGGCGGATAGGCTCGTCCTGTCTGCTTGGAATAGCCGGCGTAGGCCGTGCCGGCACGCGAATAATAGCCGCCCTGATAGCCGACGAAGCCGTTCCTGAAGGTGGACGCCGCCGCCCGCAGCCGGGCCAGATCGACATGCCCGAACAGCTTCGGCGCTACCTCACCGACGACGAACGCCGTTTGGATCGCGGCGACGCCCATCGATCAGCGCCCCAAGCCTAGCCGCTCGGTCTCTGAAATCGCGTGCTTTAAGTCTTGCAGTTCCATCAACAGGTCAACAGTATTGTGGTAGGTCAAAGCCGTTCTGCCGTCCGTTGCCGTTTCGCCGAAGCGCTGAATTTTTCCGATCGCCTTAAGCACCTCCCCGCACTCTTCCACCAAGCGCGAAAGACTGCCTTCAAAGGTCTTCGGGATAAGATCCTCGCGCATCAGTACGCGGTCCCGTCCGCGAAGCCCAGCGAGTCATACGAGCAGCAATATCCATACCCCTCGGCGAAACCCCCGTAACCGCCGGCGCCGGTGTAGGGCCCGCCGACCCGCCGCGAGTTCATCCAATCGACCGGAATGTCGTTCGTCGGCCAGCCCTCGTTGCCGTCCTGCAAGCGCGCCTCCATCACCTTGGCCTTGGTGATGGCGATCTGCGCGTTGCGCACCTCGAGCCCGAACTTCTTGTCTTCCTTGACCCAGATCGCCAGCGCGATCTGCTGCGCCAGGTAGCCGACCATGGCCTCGCGGAACAAACTGTCCCACTGCGCCGGGTATTGGATGTCCGCGGTGTAGACGAGCTGCGCCTGCTGCACGTCGGTAAGCACGACCGTGCGCCCGACCGGAGATGCCCCCTGCTGCTCCCAGGTGAGCTCGCCGGGCGGGATCGGGTAGTTGTAGTCGACGCTGATGTTGAAGCGCGCAGGTCTGATGCGCTGGCCGGGCAGCGCGCTCTGCAGGCCCGGCATCGTCGGCGAGTTGGGATTGGCCGGCGTGATGTTGCCAGCCGGCACGCCGGGCGAGATGTTGGAGCGGTTCCAAGGAATAAACCGCGCCTTCATGCAGTCACCCGGCAGCGCGTACTCGTAGATCCACGGCACTGGAACAACGGTGCCGACGCCGGCGGTGTTGCCGGTGCCGTCGGCGAGCAAAATCAGATTGGCTGTCTTGCGCGCGTAGTTCCAATGGGCAGCGCGCAGCAACTGCCGCCGGCACTGCCCGTAGGCGCGTAGCAGCACCTGCGCCTCGCGGGTTCCGTCCTCGATGTCGCCGAGGACCACGCTCCAGCCGATCGCATCGAGCGCCTGGTTGGCGATGTCGGTCGGGAGGTTCATTCAGGCCGCCTGTAGATGAACGTATGCTCGATCGACTGACTGACGCCCTCCATGAACTGCTCGGGCTCGCACCCGACCTCGACGCGCACGCACGGCGGCGTGCCCTCGCCGTGATAGCCGACCCCCATCGCGCTCTCGAACGAGATCCAGTGGATGGCGAAGCCGCGCTCGTCAGTCTCGTGATGCGTGAGCTTGCGCATGTAGCAGCGCCGGCATCGCCGTACCGTACAGTGCAGATCAGATCGATCGGGCTCGCCCCAGCTATGGCGCTCCACGCTCATCCGTGCAGCACCTTGAAATCTTCGCTACCCTCTCTTATGAAGTTTGCGAGCCTATCATCTCCAGCGCATTGGGCGCCTAAAGCAAATGCCAGATTGTAGGCGTACTTAAGCTGCCCTTCTAAGCCCCAGTGTGCATTACGCATCGCAGCATCGACAATTGTCTTTCTGGAGCTTATGAAATTCTCGCGCGTGACTTTCAATTTCTTGCTCACACCTGCTCCCTGCGCGCCACAGCGCTTGCCTGGCCTTCCTCGGGCATGATCTTGGCCACCGCATCAAGGGAGACCAGCGCCGCCACCAGGAGCCTTCCCAATGAAGCGCACAGCTCCTCGCCGAAGCCGGGCTCCCAGGTCGTCGGGTCGGTCACCTGTCCTGTGTAGACCAGATTCGCGCCGGCGACGTTGCAGAGGATTACCTTGGCTGGAGGATTGTAAGCGTTGTCGTTGGCGATCGAGTAGACGATCGGCTGCGGGTCGAAATTCGGGGAGAGCACCGGTACCGCCTTGAGGCAGCGCACCTTGAGGCAGTCGGCAGGCCATTCGTAGGAGAAGCGCCAGCCGATCGGCGGATTGACCGCCGGGTTCCAGACGTTCGGCGGCACATAGCCGCCGGCGGTCGCGGTCTTGAGCAGCACGGCCGCGATCGAGCGCTGCGCAAAATACCAGTCGCCATCGCGCAGCTTGGCGTCGCGGGTTTGGGCGTAACAATCGAGCGCCTTTTTAGCTGCCAGCGAACCATCGTAGAGACTGCCGACGCGCAGGCGGTAGCCAATGCGCACCAGCGCGTTGTTGATCACGTCGGCGGGCGAGGTCAGCGCCGCATTGATGACGGGAGGCGTTGCCATCAGTCGGCCCTCGATTCACCGAGCGCCTGGAACTGCTGGTAGTTCTCGAGCAGCTCATGCGCGCTGTCAGGGCGGCCCTCGAGCGCCATGCCGAGGGCCGAGCCGAGCAGCCGCACCACCGCTTGGCGGAAGAGCGGATCCCAGATCGCTTCGGTCGGGTTGTTGTTGTAGATCGCCTGCGCGTTCTGCAGCGACGTCCAGATCACCTTGGTCTGGGCGCCGAGCACCTGGGCGTTGCCGACATTAAAATTGACCGGCCGGGGGTCGTTGAGGTCGGCAATGGTCTGCGGCACCAGCTGCCACACCTCGATGCCGTTCGTCGGATACGCGTATTCGTAGAGGTAGCCGAGCGGCGGCGCGTTGGCGGTCGGAGCGCCGAGCGAGACGGTCGCGCGCGAGGCATCCCAGCCCCAGGCCCGCTGCACGGCGGCAACCGTCGGGACATAGAGCTTCTGCAGCGCCTTGCCGGCGGCTGACTGGTCGAAGGTCGGCGACTGGCCGACTACCGCCGGCTGGTTATCGCCGATGAGCTGGATCGCCTCGTTGGCAATGTCGTTGGAGGTCGCGGCCACGGCATCATCCGATCATGCGGCGGTCGGTCAGATCATCGTTCGCGGGCTCGAGCGCCCCCATGATCTCGTTGAGCTCGATCGAGCAGACCTCCGCCGCGACCACCGTCGTGCAGTAGATCGCGTTGCCGGCGCCGGAGCCGGTGATGCAAGCCGCGTAGGTCTGCTGCGCGGCGGAGCCTGGCGCATCAAGGCCGCCGACATTGAAAGGCACCGAGGCGGTATTGGCGATGGCCGCATTGAGCTTGACGCCGATCGCGGTGGTACAAGCCGCCGAGGCACCGGCGGCACGGTAGACCTGCACGATCGGCAGGCCGCTGGTGACGCCCTCGACGCCGGCCTTGGCGTCGATGCGGACGAGGTTGGAGGCAAGCGAGGGCGTGATCGAGGCGGCCGGCACCGTCACCGTCGGCGTCGTGCCGCTGCCGGTGGTGCCGGTGGCGCTGGTCGCATAGACCGTCTGGACGGTGTCGCCGGGCTTCTTAACGCCGGCCCCCATCAATTGCAGCGTCGTCGGCGCGGAGGCCCAGGTGCCGGCGGTGGCAAGCCCCGAAGCATAATCCGCGTAGCCGATCATGCGCACGGAATCGTTGCTCACGCCGGCGGTCGAATAGAGCGTGCCGGCCGTGTTCGAGCCTCCCGCAATCGTCGTTGAGGTGATCCGGGTATATTCCCAGCTGGTGCAGGGATAGACCGCCGTCGAGACGCTGCAGAGCGCGACGCCAAGCTCCGGCACGCCGGCATTATAGGTAGCAAAAATCCACAGCTTGAACGGGACGTTGCTTGACGAGGTGCCGAGCGTCGCGGTCGAGGGTACGACGATCGAGAGCGCCGAGGTAACGCACACCCAGTTCGGCGTGCCGTTGGTCAGCGTAGTCGAGCGGAACGGGATGCAGACCGGATTACTCGCCGAGGGCGTGAGCCCGTTGGCGCCGGTGAGGTTGATGGTCAGCGCGCTCGAGCCGACCGAGGCGGAGAGCCCCATGTTGGTTGGCTGGTCGTAGCCGTAGGGCGGCGCGGTCTGCGAGACCGAGACGGTCGAGCCGGAAAGGCTCAAGCCCCAGCCGACCGCGAGCGCCGTCGTGCAGGAGCCCCAGGAGGGCGCGGCGCTCGACCCCGAAAGGAGACACTGGTTGGCCGTCGCGGTACCGGCGAGAATCGCGCCGGCCGAGGCGCTCGAATAGAAGATGCCGCCGTTGCTGGCGGTCAGGTTGGCGTTGGTGCCGCCGTTCGCGAGC